CTTCAAGCCTACATCCACACGGGCAGGGCTGCGCTTTAAGCCGCCATCAGCCAAGTGGCTTAGTGCCAATGGCTTTAGCACAAGCAAGGGCAACCTTGAGACTTTGGAGAAATCAGCACGTGTCAAAAATATGACAGATGCTGTGGAGTTCCTGTCAAAAGTTCGACGCCTGTCTGCCGTGGAAACATACCTGTCATCTTTTGTGGAAGGCATTCGCACCCACACTAAGAGTGATGGCAAGCTGCATGTCCGTTTGTTGCAGCATCGCACGGCCACTGGTCGTTTCTCTGGCGCAGACCCCAACATGCAGAACATGCCGCGTGGTGGTACGTTCCCTGTCAAGAAGGTTTTTGTGTCACGGTTCAATAATGGCAAGATTATGGAAGCCGACTTTGCACAGTTGGAGTTCCGCACTGCCGCATATTTATCACAGGATGGAGTTGCAATTGAGGAAGTATCTACTGGATTTGATGTACATGCGTATACCAGTAAAGTTATTACTGATGCTGGTCAGCCTACAAGTCGCCAAGAAGCGAAGGCGCACACGTTCGCACCTCTTTATGGCGCAACGGGCTTTGGGAGAACGCCAGCGGAAGCAGAGTATTACACACACTTCACGCAGAAATACAAAGGAATTGGGCTATGGCACTCCCGATTGGCTAAAGAAGCTATAAACACGGGCAAGATTACCACGCCGTCTGGTCGTGAGTTTGCCTTCCCGAATGTCGTGCGTAAGTCCAGCGGCAGAGTGTCACACTTTACGCAGATAAAGAATTATCCTGTACAGTCATTTGCGACAGCAGACATTGTGCCTATCGCATTATTGCACATAGATAAACTGCTTGACGGTATGCAGTCTTGTGTGGTAAACACTGTGCATGACTCTATTGTCATTGATGTTCATCCAGATGAAGAAAGGAGAGTTATTCAAATAATACAAGAGACTAACGATGCATTGCCTGACTTGATTGCCATACGTTGGGGGTTGGCATTCAATGTTCCTCTGGAACTAGAAGCAAAAATTGGCCCCAACTGGCTTGACACAAAAGATGTGTCGTGATATAACTATGGTTTTCAAACTCAAAGGAAGGAGTATAAAATATGGAATTGACCACCATTGATACTAACAACTATGCCATGATGGCGAAGGCTATGGGCATGTCGGCAGAGGTTTCTGACAAGAAGAGCAGTAGCCTTCCCCGTCTGCGCATCAACCATTCTCCCATCATTGGTTCAGATAAAGTGCTGGTAAAGGCTGGCACGTTTCGTCTGGAAGTTCCAGATGGCCCCACCTACTATGGGGAGTCTGCGGTAATTCGTCCCTACATGCAACGCTTCATGTACAAGCGTTTCATCAAAGGTATGGGTGATACCCCCAACCGTTACGTTAAGACTGTAATGGCTGACAACCTGAACATGGACCTGAAAGATAATGACGGTGGGTTTAACTGTGGTAAACCGGCTGGGTACATTGAGGATTTCAAAGCCCTTCCGCAAACCATGCAGGACTTGATTCGTCAGATTAAGCGGGTACGTGCGGTATTCGGGACGATTGAACTTGTCAACGCCGTCACACCAAAAGGTGAATCTGTAGAGGTGGATGTTCATCCATTTATCTGGGAGATTGATAACCGTGATGCGTTCAAAGAGGTAGGCAATGTCTTTGCTAAATTGGCAAAGATGCAGCGTTTGCCTGTGCAGCATGATATTGCTCTAAATACCGTGCAACGCGAGTTGCCAAACGGCAACAGCTTCTACCTTCCTGCGGTTGCACTCAACCTCAACAATACCTTGAGTATTGAAGAGACTGAGCATAGCATCTTCAGTGACTTCCTATCTTGGATTGAGAATTACAATACCTATATTCTCAACGCTTGGACTGACAAGGCCAATGAGAAAATGGAAGAGGACGATATTGATGTGGTCGATGACTTGGTTGATATCGAAGTTGAAGAGGTAGCACAATGAAACACCCCGCTGAACTGGCGTTACATCAATACATGGAAAACGCTTCCAATGGTAAGTCCACCATGTCTGTAGAAACTATTCAGCAAATAGGACAGGATATAAAGTGCGCACTTGCACGTCAGTTTGGCGGGGGCAACAAGCGTGATGGGTTTGGTCTGCGCATGTCAAATGTGGGCAGACCAACCTGTCAACTCTGGTTTGAAAAGAACGAACCAGAGAAAGCGTTACCCCTTCCCACTACATTTGTTATGAACATGATGCTTGGAGACATCGTTGAAGCTGTCTTCAAAGGTTTGTTAAAAGAAGCGGGGGTGAAGTATGAGGACAATGAAAAGGTTACTCTTAAACTTGACGATGATACATCCGTCGATGGCACTTATGATATTGTTATTGATGGTTCTGTTGATGATATTAAGTCAGCATCAAACTGGTCTTACACAAATAAGTTTGAATCCTTCGACTCTCTTAGACAGGGTGATGCTTTCGGGTATGTAGCACAGCTTGCTGGCTATGCAAAAGCGTCAGGCAAAAAGGCAGGCGGTTGGTGGGTCGTAAACAAAGCCAATGGTCAGTTTAAGTATGTGCCAGCCACAGGCATTGATGTTGACAAAGAAGTATCCAACATCAAGCAAACTGCAGACACAATAAACGAGAATAGGTTTGAGCGTTGCTTTGATGCTGTGCCTGAAAAATTTAGAGGTAAGGAGACGGGTAACAAAGTTATTGGCACAGAGTGTAGCTTCTGCCGATTTAGATTTTCCTGTTGGCCTAGCTTGGAAGAGCGTCCATCCATCATGTCAAAAGCAAAAGACCCAAAGATGGTTGGTTACGTAGAAATAAATAATGCCTAACTACAAAGCATTTCGTGCGGCACGTAAGTATGGGTACAGGAGTGGACTAGAGCATAAACTATCTGTCTATCTTGATGAACTTAAAATCTCATACGACTACGAGAAACTAAAGATAGAATGGGAAGACCTTGCGTACCGCACATACACTCCTGACTTTGTTCTGAATAATGGCATCATTATTGAAACAAAGGGCATGTTTACCGCAGCCGACAGGCGAAAGCATTTAGCTGTCAAGCGGCAACATCCACAACTTGACATTCGGTTTGTGTTTGAGAATAGTAGACGCAAGCTGAGAAAAGGTGCCAAGTCAACTTATGGACAGTGGTGTATAAAATATGGTTTTAGATATTATGACCGCATCATACCGGAAGATTGGTTGAAAGAAAAAGGTAAGAATAAGCATCCAAAGTTTATTAAGTTTAGTGGAACAAAAGTGAAAAGGAGATAACATGATAGAAAAAAAATTCAACAATGAAGATATTGTGGTCCGCATACGTCCAAAGATGGACGGCAGGGACTACGAGTGGACAGGCGAGATTGACATCAGCATTATCTCTTTTCCTGACAATCCACTTGATGATGAGGACTACTCACAACTGATGCACTTTACTAAGATGATGTGCGCCTCTGTGCCTATCATGGAAAATAGTCAGGTGTTGAGAGATGCAATCCATGACTATGTTATGGAGATGGAAGACGCAAAAGAAGAAGAGGAAAAAGAAGAGAACACCCTTGTAATTACTGGTGAGGATGGCAATATAGTACACCTAGACTTCAAAAGTAAAACGAAAGGAAGTGCATAATGAGACACGAGGCGTACATGAAACAGCGGCGTGAACTAGAAGATATGGTCAACAGTCCAGCACATTATAACAAAGCTGGCATTGAGTGTATTGAGGCTATCCGCGCAGCTACAGGAGATGGCTATGAATATTATCTGCAAGGTAACATTATGAAATACCTGTGGCGTTATCGCTACAAAAATGGTACAGAGGACTTAGAAAAAGCACAGTGGTATCTTAGCAAGCTGATAGAGGAAGTAGAAGGCTGCTACGATGAGAGTTAAGATTTATATAGCTGTCGATATAGACCCGGAAGATTATCCTGTTCCTGCTGACGGGGATGTGACAGAAGAATTAGAAGAGTACATGTATGACATGTTCTACGATATTGATGGAGCAGAAATTATAAACATCAAAACAAAAATGGAGTGATATGATGAACAACTATTTGCCTACAGACTACCAAACATTTATTGCTACATCCCGTTATGCGCGTTGGATTGAAGACGAGCAGCGCAGAGAGACGTGGAGCGAAACTGTAGAACGGTACTTCGACTATATGGAAGGTCACCTTGCAGACAAACATAGCTATGTTTTGTCAGATGAATTACGCGCAGAACTTGAAGAGGCTGTGCTTAACCAAGACATCATGCCAAGCATGAGAGCATTAATGACCGCCGGTCCCGCGCTTGACCGTTGTCACGTCGGCGGTTACAACTGCTCCTATGTACCAGTGGATAGCCCTCGTGCCTTTGACGAGACGATGTATATCCTCATGTGCGGCACTGGTGTAGGCTTCTCTGTAGAACGTCACCACACAGAGAAGCTGCCTGTCGTCAACGAAGACATGAATCCTAGCGATACTGTCATCAAGGTTGGCGACTCACGTCCGGGCTGGGCCAAATCCCTGCGAGAACTAATCTCGCTTTTGTACGCAGGGCAAGTACCACAATGGGACACGTCAGAGGTTCGTCCTGCTGGCGCACGTCTCAAGACTTTTGGTGGTCGTGCGAGTGGCCCAGCCCCACTTGAGGAACTCTTCCAGTTTACTGTTGAGATGTTCAAGAAAGCAGCAGGTCGTGGATTATTTCCTATCGAATGCCATGACTTGATGTGCAAGATTGGTGAGGTTGTTGTTGTAGGTGGTGTACGACGCAGCGCACTTATCAGCCTGTCCAACCTCAACGATGACCAAATGCGCCACGCTAAGTCAGGTCAATGGTGGGAAGGTGAAGGGCAACGTGCGTTGGCTAACAACAGCGTTGCATATAAAGGCAAGCCAGAGATGGGTACATTCATGCGTGAGTGGGTATCCCTATACGAAAGTAAGTCTGGTGAGCGTGGTATCTTCAACCGTAAAGCTGCAAGACAACAAGCAGCTAAGAACGGACGACGTGATGCAGAGCAAGACTTTGGCTGTAATCCATGCAGCGAAATTATCCTGCGCCCGTATCAGTTCTGCAATCTATCAGAGGTTGTTGTACGGTCATCCGACACACAGCAGACACTGACTGAAAAAGTTCGTCTGGCTACTATTCTTGGTACATTCCAATCTACACTGACAGATTTCAAGTATCTGCGTAATGTGTGGAAGAAGAACACAGAAGAAGAACGGCTGTTGGGTGTATCACTGACAGGTATCATGGACAACGCTATGATGTCTGGCAAGTCAGCGCATCTTGGCATGAATATTGGTGCTACGTTGAATGCACTGAAGGAACAAGCCATTGCTACTAACGCCGCTATGGCGGAGCAGCTTGGCATCTCGCAGTCAGCAGCTATCACCTGTGTAAAGCCTTCTGGTACTGTCTCGCAGCTTGTAGACAGCGCCTCTGGCATCCATGCTCGTCACAATCCGTATTACATTCGCACGGTTCGCGGCGACAACAAAGACCCTATCACGCAGTTCCTTGTCTCTGAGGGTATTCCTTGGGAGCCAGATGTAATGAAGCCGGATAGCACGACAGTGTTCAGCTTCCCGATGAAGTCACCACACGGTGCAGTCACTCGGTTCGACATGTCTGCCATTGAGCAACTTGAACTGTGGCTCCTGTATCAGCGTCACTGGTGTGAACACAAGCCGTCTGTCACCATCTCTGTGAAAGAACATGAGTGGATGGAGGTAGGCTCATGGGTGTACGACCACTTCGACGAGGTGTCTGGCATCAGCTTCCTGCCCTTCAGTGAGCATACCTACAAGCAAGCACCATATCAGGACTGCACCGTTGAAGAGTATGGCGCAATGCTGAAACAGATGCCCAAGAAAGTGAATTGGGATTTGCTTCGTGAGTATGAGAAGGAAGACACTACGTCGGGTGGACGAGAGTTGGCCTGTACGGCTGGCGTCTGTGAGGTAGTGGACATAGCTGCAGCATGATTGAAGGTGCAGACATGCCTAACTGGTGGCAGTGGTGGTTGTTATTTGCCATCACTGTCAACACCGCTATCA